CGGCATCGTTGTCAGCTAGTAGTGAAGTTTCCATATCACGCTTAAGCTCTTTAGAAGCCTTTGCGAGTTGGTGAGCCATCTCAGATTTTTTACCAGCGTTGTTTACAGTCTCGTGAGTACCTGTAACCTCAACAACCTTTTTAGAAATTTGTGTTTGGTTAGTTACACGAGTTGTAGCAGTAGTCGCGGCTGTACCAGCAGCGGCTCCTTCAACGTGGTAGTTAGTAGCACTAGCAGCGGCTAATGCGTCTGTTTGCCACTCAAATAGAGTGTTAGATACTGAACCCTTGCCAGCAATGCTGGACATAAATGGAGTATCTGTTGGTGAAATATCATAGATTACATCAGACAAATCCTCACGGATTGCTGTTGCATCGTATGTCTTAAATTGCGTAGGCATTTCCTATCTCCTTAAAGCATATCATAAAATATGGAAGCGGCATCATCTTGTTTGCCAGACTTCCTTAACCTTGCACGCTTTTGTTTAACAGCTTCAGCAGCAGAATCTTCTTTGGAGTTGCCTCTTCCAGACTTCTGTACTTTAGGAACTTTCTTGACTGCCTTTTTTTTAGGAGCAACCTTTTTTGTTAGCTTGTCATACTCCATAGCTTTCTTAATTACTAGAACACTACGGTGGTCTGCCAACTGGTTAATCTCTTCTGGCAAGAAACCTACTGACCGAGCGTACTCTTGTACGTCTTTCTTTATAGTAGATTCCTGATCGTTCCACTCAGGTAAAGCCTCAACTAGTCTTGCATATTCTTGTTGAACAAAATGAGCTCTAGCTTTTTGTGCTTCTTCAGCTTGCTCTTGTTGTATAAGCATTTGCTGTTGTTGCACGTTTTGTACTTTTTCCTGTGCATCTCTGTACTCATCCTTCTTGAGCATATATTGATATGGGTCATCTGCTTTTAAAGCTGTCCAATCAATACTTTCAAACTCTTGAAGTTTACTACTTTGTTGCTCTTGCAACATTTGTAAGCCATTAGCGTACATTTGCCTCTCTTGCTCTAGCCTTTGACGCTCGGACTGGATTGCCTCCGTCTCCTTACGTTGCTCTGCTAGTGCTTGAGACTTACGAGTATAGTCAGCTTGCCTTTGGTATCCGTTCTTAAGCTCTTCAATACCAACCTCTAGTTCTTCTCCGTCTACCTTAATGGTGTACTTTAAATCTTCTTCGGCTACTATTTCAGTTTCTTCTTCCTCTTCTACCTCTTCCTCGGTTTCTTCTTCAGCTTGTCCCTCTTCTTCGGGGGCTTCTTCTTCTACCTCTTCAGCTTCCTCTGTATCCTCTACCACTTCCTCGTCAACAGTGGCTTCGGTTTCCTCGTTTGCGGTTTGCTCTTGTGAGTCCCACATACTTAGGATTTGGTTTGCAGCTTCCTCTGGTGAACCTGCTTCTGCTCTTTCAAATCTACCTTCCTGGGTGTTCTCTACGGAATCCATCGGTCTTTCTCCTCTACTGTGTTAAAAATTTTTCTTGCTCCCTTTCAGCAAGTTTGCCTGTCTCCAGCACTGATGTTATGTGTTGATTAACTAAATCAAGTGCTTTAATTGTTATATACAATCTATCTCTTTCCACTTCCTCGGCAACTTTGGTATCAAGTAAGTATTGTATTAATGCTTCCTTGACTGTGGTTAGAGCCTCTACATATAGAGGATGTTCTAAAATCTGTTTAGCTTGGTCAGCCCTAGCTAGCTCTTCTCCCTTCTTCCCCATATTAGTTTCCTATCTTAACAGCTCGTTCTTGTTCTCTCTCTAGTACAAGCTCTTGTTGTTTAAGTGCAAGCTCTGCTTTCTTGATTTCTAGTTCTTGTGCTTTAATCTGCATATCTACTTGTGCTTCTTGTCTCTTAAGCTCTAAATCTTGTGCAGCTATGTCAGCTTCTAATTGCATTTCTTGCTGTTTAATAGCAGACTCTTGCTGTATCTTTTGCAATTTAACTTTTATTTCTTCAGCCTTAAGCTGTGCTTCCATCTGCTTTGCTTGTTCCTCTGGACTAGGTCCTTGTTTCTTAGGAACATCCTGATCGCCTGGGTCTGTAATAAAGTCATCTACATTCTTCATACCCATAGCTTTTATCTGCTCGGCTACTAAGTTATATACATTCTTAGGCTTGAGTAACATACCAGCAGATGGGTGCTGTGCAATCATTTGTATTGTTTGTGACAATCTGCCTAAGTGCATTAGGTTCATATCTTTATTGCCAAAGCCTAATCCAACCTGTGCTACACAATCTACCTTTTCTTTCCACTCGTGTGGATATAGTGTAGTCCATCTATTGTTTAGTCTTACAATTTTTTCTGGCTTTTCAAACTTTTGTACTAACATATAGACAGAGTTTGCTAGGTCTTTCATACCTGTTTCTGCAAATATTCTGGCTATTAATTCAATCTTTTGCTGTGCAGCGGTCATCATTTGACCGACACCTGTAGCAGTTTGATGTGATTTCAATCCATTTTCAGATAGACCCATTGAGTTCTTACTAACACCAGTTCGTTCTTCTCTAATACTATCTAAATACCCTAGCATATTAAAAGAGTTCTGGTCTAGTTGTGGTGTTCCCAGAGGGTTGACAGCACCTGGTGTTCGTACTCTTACGATTCCACCTGGTCTAGAAGTCATTAGGTCATCTAAATTCGCTTGTCCTTCCACTACTTCGTATCGCCCATTGTTTGTTAGATACATATTGTCTAACAAGTTACGCATTAGTGTAGTCTTAATTAGTTGAAGGTCGGAGATTAAGTCATAAATACTCAGACCGTAAAACTTATGAGGCATTGGTATAGGTGTAAGGGAGGAGAAGGGAACACTATCCACAGCCTCATTATCTAACAGTTCATCTCCAACCTTCGTTACTTTTCTTAATTCGGCAATGCCATCATTATCATAATCTACTCTTAGATAACATTCCGTAACCCAAATTCCATCATCAATATCACCTTCTGGTGAGTTGTCTTGCTCGTGTGAGAATCTAGAAAGTCTTTCAGCTTTGTAATCCGCTTCATCATTATTGAATACATTTTCAATTTTAGATTTAGGATATCCTTGCTCTATTAGCTCTGACTTAGTTCTTTTTACTCTGTGAGCGACAAACCTTGCGGTATCAATTGTCTTGGCATACTTGTCAATTAAAAATTCTTCTGGTGGTACAGGTTCTATTCTGACCTGCCCATCAGCATATGTTCTGTTTACTACAACATCGTGTAATGTAGGCACACCTTCTTCACTAATTATTTCTGTGTGCTCTTTAACATCTACATCATCATCCATTAGAAGAGCCATAAACTCTTCCTCTGTTAAATTCTTGTACTCTTCTCTAAGAGTTTCACTGCTGTCATCCCAGTAGTGTTTAACTACACCATTCTTTTGCAGTAGTGCATCTTTAAACCACTGGTATATTGTAGAGAATCCAGGGTTCTGTCTCATAATGACATAGTTTACATAGTCTGTAGACTGCTTTGCCATCTCAACATCTTCTGGACCTTGTGGTTCAAACTTGACTACCTGATCCCCAGAAGTAAATATCTTCATAAGGCTAGGCATAATCCATTCGATTACATCGGCTACATCTCTTGTGACAATCTGTGAGCGACCTTCTTGCTCATTACCATACTTCTTACCATAATAGCGGTCTAATGCATCTGAGCGTTGCTCCGTGAGCTTTCCATCTTTGTACCCTAAAGCAGCATTGATTTCCTGCTCTAAGTGAGCAGATAGCTCCCTTTTTGTCATTTTAGCCATAAATTATTTACCTTTGTTTATCGGGTAAGTGGTTTGTTTCTTGGGTGGTGGACTATTACTAACTGCCTTCATTATTTCTTTTAGGTCTTTGATGTCCTGTGCCATCTCCATTAATTTGTTTTCTAACCACTTTGGGTTCATTGGCATATACTTCTCCTTATACTATCCAACTTAAATCAGTCTCAGGGAGTTCCCTTCCCCAGACACTATCATTACCTGTGAACACTACATCTGTTATACACAAGTACCTAAACGCATCGCTCGCGTGTGATGTCCAATCGTGGACTGGTCTTTGAGACCAAATCTTTTTCTTGTCATCATAACTACTTCTATATTGTAGTAATGCTTCTAGCCCTTTCTTAGTGTTGTCCTGATCGAACCAACATTTATTTAGAAAAGTTCTAGTGGTGTCAATACCATCCATTACTTTTAATTTGGGTGCAACTTGGAAATCTATTCCCAGGTCGAAGGCAAGGTCTCTCCTCGATTTGCCAGTAGAAAATTCTCGTACTACAATATCGTGGGGTGCTATGTGTGCACCATACCTATAACCTTTTCTATTGAGTACATCTATATAGTGAGGTAAACCTTCGTTTGAACTCTCGTAATAATCTATAACGTGTACTGCTTTACCTACAAATTGCACGAACCATATACTGGTTGCGTCTGAGACCCCAAGGTCCCAGCTTGTTACTACTTGTTTAGACGGGTCATAAGGGACTTTCCCCACTCGGTCTTCTTCATAAGCAGTTTCAATCTCTTTAGCATAATACGCACCTCTAAGTGCAGCAGACCAAGAACACTCGTATTCTTGT